CGATCGTTTCGATAGAGTCTTCTAGGTAACTAGAAGCAGGTTTGCTTATACTGAATGAGGACTAGCCACTCTCTTTCGGAATATCCCTTAAGTTAGGGTACTGAAGTAAAACTTCAGCACGATTAATTAAAGAGGATATAATCGAAAGACTGGCTCTAACATTGATATGAGAATCTGATCGAATAAAAACTCGATCATCTCAAGGAATAGCCATAGTTTTCAAAGCTAATGGTCATTCCTTCATTGTTAGAGTCTTCTGTGTCAGTTTTAAATATAATTCTTCTATACTTGAATAACAATTCAGAATAGGAAGATTATAAATTAAAGGCAAACCCCGACCAATTTTATTATCGGGTAAACCAGTAATTTTACAGACTAAATCGATAGCAAGAGGACCAAGTCCTATTGACTTTCGACGAGTCGGTTTATTAGTTGGATGACTGTTTGAAAATTCCTCAACCACTATATTTTCCAGAATGCTTTTACATTCTGAATCGTATAGAGGTGGATGAAAGGTGTAGCCTAATGCCTCAAAAGCCTTTACAAGCTCTTGAGCCTTTAGGGAACCATTAATAATTTTAATTATTAATTCACAAACATATGATTTGACTTTAACATCTCGTTTTATACGAGACGGTAAAAGTCGAACCATACCATAATAAAGTTGGACACCAGAGCTGATTCCGTTAACAAATTGAAAACCACGAGTCTCTCATTCTAACAATAAGTTCGTTAGTAAGTAATAATACTTACCTTCGTTTCTTAGTGCAGAAACTGGGAAACCTGTAATCTCAAAACCCTTTCAGAAAATACGTTTAGTAAATTCAAAAAAGTGTGCAGATTCATAAGACTTAGGTGCTGAAAATTCAACACCAAGGCTAATGATAACTTGCTTGTATAATTTTGCCAGTTCCGGATCTCCTATAACTATATCATCTCCCAGGAGAAAGTACTTTGACTTACGTCAAGAGGTACCTAATTCCTGGCAGCAATAATATAGAATATAGTGATGCGCTAATGCAAAAGAAGCGAATGATGAGTAGGCTCCCATTGGATTACCAACCCCGTATTTTAACGTACGACTTTGGTAAACAAAAGGAATACCAACCATCACCCTTTCTCATGCATCAACGTAGAAATCCGGAAATCGTCCTCGTAAAACTAAAGACTCAACGGATATAGGGAAACGATCTGTAGCTGCCGTTAAATCGACAGAACAGAAGTAATCCCACCCGCTAATCTTAGTAGAGAACGACCCCTGGTCAAAAGTTACATCTTGAGTGATGCCTTTAAGAGTATTGAATAGGTAAGAATGTAGACCTCTTAGAACGCTTTGAGAAAAGTAATCTAAGATCCCTACAATTCTAACCTTCAATTCTTTATCACCAAAGGACACTAATCTACGAAGAGGGGATTCCTTAACAGGAAGACCTAAATCTTCGGTGATTATATCCTTATTGGATGACAAGACATCAACAGACTCAGCAAATCTTGGGCCACCTAATGATATCAAATCACTAACCACAGATGTGGGAAGAGAGAAGAAATCAGAAAGTGAAGTCCAAGTTGCATTACCTGACGATGCTCCCAAAGGTCCCGAGGCAGAGCTTAATTTAAATCTTTTAAATAAAACTCCATTCGGAACAACCTTTGAGGGTAGACCATATCCTAAATCTAGTCAAAATCCTGTGATGTGTTTACCGATATCTGAGGGTACCTCTTTAATCGAGGCCCCAGTAATCGTTGACACATCACTGGAACTTAATGTTCCAGATTTTTTTATAGATCTTGTACAGAAAAATATCGTATTGAGAATCTGCAGCAAAGCTGGAGAATCTCCTTTACGTATTATCGGTATAAGATCACCTAGAATATAGGGTATACCGTCATGAGTGGCTTTAATATCATTTCTGAGAGGAGTACCAGCTAGGTAATTTAATCAACAAGTACGTAACATCTTATTGTAACGTACAAAGTCTTTTAAACCCCTGGCTCGATAAATCTTCTCAAGAGATGATAAAAGTTTATCAATCAGTGGTAGCAAACCAATTAATTCAGGTTTAGATGCCTGAATTAATCAGTGAATGACTCTACTAGTTAACCTAATTAAGGAGATGGAGATATTATTCTTCATTGACTTTAATTTTGTGAACTATTAGTATCATCAGCTGCATTATTACACCTTGTAGGTCCGATTGGTTACGGACTCGACAGGGGATGCAGAGGTTAGCCCACGCAACGGAGAGCTCTGGGGGTACCCGGGTTAATGGGTTCCCAGTGTGTTAACGCACACAAAACAAAGCGCCTGGGCTTACCAGGACCGGTTTGAAAGAAGAATAAGGAAAGGGAACTTGAATTATATTCAAGAATTAAGTTCGTCCAACGAACTCCCTCACTTAAACTCTTCG